ATAATAGTCGCCATTAATGTAATCTCCTACAACGACTAATTAAAATGTTCCGCCGTCAATCGTAGTAACTGTTACTGCTCCACTTGATACTGCAAAGTTGTCAGAACTAAATGAAGCGATACCTTTGTTAGATGTTGTTGCATCTTCTCCAGTGATTGTCAATGTGTTTGAAGAAATCGCTGTTACAATACCTTCACCATTGTTAATTACTAATGTTTCACCAAGAGCAACTGCATCTGTTGATGAGTCACTACCTTGAATAGTAAATGTACTATTTGTAAGTGCAGAATTACCAATGTTAGATAATGTGTTTGAAGAAGCATCAATTGTTTTGTTTGTTAAAGTTTTAGTGTTGTCAGTTGAGATAACATCACTTCCACCTAACGTTGCCGTTGTCGCTTCTAAATTCGCAACTAAAGTACCAGTTGTGATTGATAAATTACCTGTTGAAGCACCTGTAAATGTACCTGTACCAACTATAAACTTATCAGCACTTTCATCAAATCCGATAAATGCGTTATCAGAATCACCTCTTTCCATTACGATACCAGTATCGTTAGCAGGCGAACCTGTTGTTCCGTTACCTAATTCAAATAATGTATCTGAAGCTACTGTGTTAGTTGTTGAAATAGTTGTTGTTGTACCATTAACTGTTAAGTTACCAGTAACTGTTAAAGCGCCACCAACTGTTACGTCATCTGGTAAACCAACTGTAACTGTTCCTGAACTTTCAGCAACTTCAACTTCATTTGCTGTACCTTGAATAGTAATTGTACCACCAAGAGATGTTGCAGTTGAGTTAGAACCATCGGAAATTGTGATAGTTGAGTTAGATAATGACGAATTACCAATATTTGATATTGAGTTACCTGTACCATTTGCGTCAAAAGTTTTGTTTGTAAGTGTATCTGTACTTGAAGCTGTAATGTATGAACCTAAGTCAGAAATATCTGCCTCAACAATTGTAATTGTGTTACTTGCAGTATTAATTGTTTTGTTTGTAAGTGTTTGTGTTCCAGAGTTTGTAGTAACGGTACTATCAATTGCAATGGAAATTTGGTCATCACTTACAGTAGTGTCAATACCAGTACCACCAGCGAATGTCAACGTGTCGCCAGTTGTAAATGTATCGTCAGAACCACTATCAGCAGCAATTGTAAATGAACCTGATGGAATAGCAGCAAAACTTAAATTACCTGAACCATCAGTTTTTATGAACTGACCATTTGATCCATCACCATCTGGTAATGTAAATGTAGTCGAAGTTGTTACAGAATTTGGTGCTTTAATACCAATGAAATTTGCACCATTGTTAGTACCTTCATTTAATTTTAAAGTACCACCTGTAGCAAGAGCGTTACCTATAAAGATTTCATCAATCGCTTTATTACTATCTACTAGTAATGCTGATGAAGCTGTTAATGTACCTTGAACGTGATTTAATTGATCTACAAAATATTGTCCACCAATGACTGTAATATTATTGGCGTTACCGTCAGTTTCTCCACCTTCACCAATAAAGAGTCTATCTCCTAAATTGCCTTGAGTACCTGTTCCATATGTATAAGCCAGTTCCCCTAATTTAAGGGTTGCTGGAGCTGTAGTTCCCGAACTACGTTTAATTTGAATAATTGTTGACATCTGTTATTTCTCTCCGTTAAAATGCACCACCATTAAAGGTCATTGGACCTGTAGTAGTGTTTAATTCGTTTCTTGCTGTAAATTTATCTGTAGCAGCGTCATACTGAAGTAGTGCACCATCGGATAGAGATGTTACATTCACGTCATTTAATTGTTTTAAAGTTTGAGCAATAGTTGCGCTAGGTACCTGAACAGTAACCTGTTGAGGTCCTGATGAAGTATTTGAATTGATTTTTGCCTTTACAACAGCCATTAAAACTCTCTCTCTTTTAAAGTATATTTATAATAACTATTTATTAAAGATTATGTGGTAACTGATGGACTAACTGTAATAATTCCTTCGATAACTCTTGTAATTGAACTGTCTGATGTCTTTAATATCTCTATATCATAAACATATCTCGCTGGCGCCTCTAGAGCGCTAGTTTGATCTGGTGTTAGAGATAATGTAATAATACCAGTTGTCGCATCTGACGCAATTGCAGTCGTAAATGATGTTCTTGTTCTTGTTGAAGCGTAACCTTGTGATAGTTTCGCTGACGCAGTGTAGCCCGTTAAATCAAACGCTGTGTTGTCACTATTCGTAACAGTTACATCAGTGCTGAAAGTGGCGCCTTGGTCGATTCTAAGATTCGCTCTCGCTGCCATTGACTTCTTCTAATCCTTTTTTAATTTTATCATTATAGTAATTAGTTAAAACTTCTATTTTTTCAAGTTCTATTTCGTGTCTTACTTTAGAAGTTTGAATCTCTTGTCTAGCAACAATTGTATTTCTTACATCTAATGGTAATTCACTTATAATATAGTCTTTACCATCAATTGTTAATTTGTCTTGTTTTACTTCACTCATAATTTACTCACCTTTATTATTATTTATACTTATTTATATTACTTAACAAACGCAGGAAGACCTAATAATGGTCGTTTATCAAACTTATTTTTCTCGGCAAATGGACCGTTTACGTGGTTATAGTGTAAAAACACTTGAGCACACATATTACCCATAAACTCGTTTCGCCAATGTTCTAATTCACAACCAGAATATACCAACATATCACCTGGTTCTAAATCAACTCTATTGCCTGGATGCGCTCCTTGTTTCACAATACACTCCTCTCCCTTGGCAGTATATTGTGATTTTAATACATTATTCTCTCCCGTTGGATCAATGTATATTGGCCAAGGATCCCCACCTAGATTTAAAGTTGTAGATATTTCACAACTTGGTCTATCTTTGTGTCGCCATAGTATAGACCCTTTTTCATACACTCTTGTATATGAATAAGTAGGTATTAAATCTAAACCTGTTTGTTCTTTCATCACAGGTAAAACTTTCATCAATAATGTTTCCATTACAGGATCAGCATAGTGAGAATATACACCTGGCACTTGTTGGTCTGTCCAAGTTCCCCACATACCTGTATCAGCAATCACATTGTTTTTGTACATAAATCCTGCGGCATCTCTTTTTAATAAAAGATAGTTTAGACAAAAATTGGCTAACTCATAAGAGATGGCGTTTTTGATTACTTGATATTTCTTTTGTTTAAATTCTTCGTTCATTATTGAAATCCTTCCTGTACAAAATTAAAACTTACAGATATTCTCATATCATTACTTTTATTTTCTTCTACACAATGCCACAACCACGCAGGAAACATAATCAATCTTCCTTGTATCGGTTCTATATGTGCTTCACGCCATAAATGTTTTGGTGGTTGGCCTGATTTTCTTGTCGGCATCATTGTTTGTATTCCTGGTCTTGGGTCATTAACCACTAACTCACCACATTGTGGTTGTGTCTTTACATAATATACACCTGAAAATAAACAATTAGGGTGAACGTGAGGTCTATTATAACCTCCTGAATAATTTATATTTGCCCACATATTTCCTAACATAGGCTTTCTATCTAACCATTCTTCTTGGAATATTTCGTGTTGCATTTTATATAATTCATCTACTAATACTTTATATTCTAGTTTTGTATGCATATCGGTTGTAGAGTGCCAACCATTCATATTTGTTTTTTTCACACCTTGGTCTTGTTGAGACCATTGAATAATATGTTGAGCTAACGTATTATTATCTAACTGTAAATCTTTACCATATACAGTCGTTGGAAAAAACTGTTCTTTTATTAACATCTTATCTAAACGGTTTACCACCAAACCAAACAACAAGTGATTGTCTTACACCTCGTTTGACTGGATTAACTCTATGATTTAAAAATGAAGCAAATACAGTTGCATGTCCTTGTTGCATTGTTTTAAATTTACCTGGTGCCATTAACTCTAAATCACCACCTTCAAATTCGTTAGGGTCATTTAAAAGTAAAGTCATTGATAACTTTCTTACTGGCGGTTCGTGTGACATATTCACATCACAATCCATATGCCAATCATAAAAGCCACCTTCTGGATATTCTGTAAACTGTGCGTTTTCAGTTATTTGAATATCACCAAATCCAAAATGATTTTCATTACACTTTTGTATAAAACTATACAAATCTCTATATAGATGTGGCATTTCAGCAAATGGTATCCAAGATATAGTGGTTACTCTTTTCTTGGTATCTGTTCCACCACCCGGTTTACCCATACCAACTTGTGCTTTTTGAGGTGGCTGTCTATGACCACATTCTATTATTTGTTTACACTGGTCAGGTGAAAATAGTGGAGTTGTTGTTTCTACAATCCAACTCTTCCATTTAGGTTCTGTTAAGTGCATATTTTCGTACATTCCACTCATTATATTGCTCCTCTGTTTTCAATTGGGTTATACTGAACATCACAGTTTGCTGCAAGTGTTCTTCTAACTTCGTTTGTTCCGTTAAATGGATATACACAATGTCGCATATCATACGGAAAAATATAAAAATCTCTTTCTTTTAACTCTGGTTGATAATCAACTTTAGAAAATTGACCAGATGCTGAACCAAGTATTTGTAATTTACCATTTTGTGGTTGTTGTTCTGCTGAATATTCTTTACCATAGGTACTTGGTAGTTTTAACATCATAACTGAAGATAAACCAGTAAACATTGTACCTTGGTGAACGTGTACAGGATTATATTCATGTTGTTTCATTTCATTAATCCAAATACTATTTAAACGACATTGTGGATTTCTTATTTTATTCCAAGACAAGTAATGTTGAAACGTACTCATAAACCATTGTTGTACATTTAGTGGAATTAAACTGTGTCGGTGCATTTTAGAAGTGTCTTCTCCATCATAATAGATAGAGTGTTCGTTTTCAATCTTACCGACTAGTTGTTTATTGGCTGGTGCTAATTGTTTAAAGTTTGCTTCGTAAATAGCATTGATTGTATGAAATATCTCTAGTGGTACTTCATATCTCAAAACAGATTGTCCTAAAAAGACAAAGTTAAATTTTATATCATTCATATCAAAATCTTATGTGTCCATATTTATCAACGATACGTTTAGGTATCATAGAACGATATGGATTATCTTCCTTATATATTCCATTTGTTCTAATTGTGTGCATATTATCACCCACAATTTTATCATCATAACTTCTACTATTTACATTTAGTTGAGATAGATTATTAAAGTTATGTTCAAAATAAGGTATCTCTAAAAAGTTATATATTCTATTTAGTTGGGTCCTAGGATCGTTAATCAAGTCATCATATTTTACAAAACAAGCCATATGATTATTTTCAGGCATCATTAAGTTTTTAATCGCCTCTAAATCTTTTGCGATGGCACCATCTTTATTCATTAACATAGATAGTTTTTCATCATCATTTTTACAACCATATCTATTAACAAATGAGTTAGGATTGTTAG